TGTTAGACCCTTCCTTGACTCTGGACAGTCTATGAAGATGACTAGCCTAGCCATGCAAGAGTTACGCATCCAAGTTGGTGCTATGATTGGCCCAGGAACTGAGGCACTTACTCAGGCTGGACGCTATGCTATCTTTGAAAGAAACAAGAACGCTATACTAGAACTCGGTAACATACTACAGCAGACCACACAACGAGACAGGCGCATGAGGGACTTCCTCGAACATCCGCTTATCAAAGGCCACGAAGGACCACACGTCCCTAAGATGGCTAGGTTTGCTTTAGAGTATGCACGTATACACAAGACTACTGGTGGCAAGTTTGACGCTGCTAGTCTCTCTAAGTACAACACAAGACTAATGATTGAGAACGATGCTTCATCTAGTGGAGCACAAATCATTGGACTCTCTACAGGAGACAGACAGATATCGATGGTTAGTAATGTTCTGGCGACACCTCAAAAGAACCGCTTGTATGACATCATTGCTATGGATACTGTTAATGACCCTGACTTTCATAAAATCCCTGCACTAAGAAACGCTGGACTAACTTGGGAAGACCTTGCTAAAGGTGCTAAGTCCCAGAACATGGTTTCGTTCTACGGTGCGGGTGATGCAACTAAAACCGCTAACGTCTCAGGTGCTATGGCTAAAGTCCTTGACAAGAAGGGCTATGCCTCAATAACCAAAGAGACTCTCGGAGAACAACTTCGTATTATCGATGGAAAGATTAAACAAGCAGATAGGATTGGAGCTAAGTCTACTGTAGACGAACTCCGTGCTTTCAGGTCTGAACTAAGTGAAATGGTAAACAAGAGCACTCCTGTGGGGCGCGAACTGTTAAAACAAGCACAGGACATTCACCCTGATACTGCTGTATTCGTAGAGAAAGTAATGAATGCACCTAAAGGTCTAGTAGGCCCAAAGGACTTCGCTGAAATCTCTCGAATCATGTCTAAGAACCTTGCCAGACGAGCGCCTGTAACAGACAACTTTATTACTTTCTGGAAGAAGGTAGCTAAAGACTTTGTTGTAGACACAGGTAAGGTTGATATCCCGTGGGTTACTTTCGATGGAAAGATTATGACTCAACGGTATCGTCCAAAGATACAAGAACGAATCGAGTTTACAGACCCCGTAACGGGTCGTAAAATTGCAAACATCTATGAAGCCAGTGCTGAAGATGGTAAGCTTATCGGAAAAGCTTCTATCCAAGATGCATCTATTGGTTTGGGTGTTAATGGCAACCACAGTAATGACGCAGTTATTGTGAGGCGTTTTCATCTATGGGGTAAGAAAAATAACATTGGAACAGGTACCATCCATGACGCTTTCTTTACCAACATAGGCCACGCCGAAGCCGCTAAACAAGCCCTGAGAACCATCTATGCAGATGCTCTTGATGGCGATACTATAAGAAGAACCCTGAAAGAAATGAGACGTCAGGGTTTAAGCAATTCTAAGTATCAGGAGTTTTTAGCACTAGCTAAAGAACAAGGTCTAATTGACCCTCCAAATAAGATAACAAGAAAAGACATACTTGCTGATATTCCTGAAGGGGAAGATTGGTACGGTATTGGTCCGTGATATTTTGTAAATACCTGACCATAATGATATTTAAGATTGAGGATGTTCCTCTTAAACAATTATAATTTGAGTCTGTGACTCGAAAGGAAAAGCTATGAACGATGATAACAAAGTAGAAGCAACCGATGATGTTGTTGAAGATGCACCTGTAGAGACTTCTGTTGTAGAAGAAACCCCTCCACAGGGTGACGATATTGAACGTATCGTAGAAGAACGTTTAGCTAAGATGAAAGCAAACATGAACAGCATGGCAGAACAACGCGATGCGGCTCTTAAAGCACAAGCAACAATGGAAGAAGCTAAGAAGCAAGAAACCATGAAACGACTTGAGGAAGAGGGTAAACTACAAGAGCTAGCAGAAATGAAGGTTGCAGAACTAACAGCAAAGCTAGCGGTGTTTGAAGAAGCTAATACTAAACTGACTCGCGATGGTGTGTTAAATAGCGCACTTGCAGGACTTGAATTCCGTAACGATAGAAGCCGTGAAATGGCTCGTAAAGATATCTTGGACTCCGTACAACAAGTTGATGGACAGTGGCAACACAGTTCAGGCATGACTATTAATGACTTTGTACAATCATATGCAAATAGCGAAGACAACTCGTTCCTATTCCGTATTAAGTCTAATACAGGAGGTGGTACAAGTAACTCAGCTGGCGCACCCTCAATGGAACCTAAGAAAGCCATTGGCCAAATGTCAACTAATGAAATCCTTGCGCTTGCAGCAAAGGGACAACTTGGTAATTTCAATAACTAATTAATAAATACCCATAAAGGAATACAAAATGGCTATTACAAATACCGATTTTCAGAACATTGCACTTGCAATCTCTGCTTACTCAGACGAAGCTTACTCGACTGCCAAGAAGCTAAACAGCACTGGTATCACCGCTTCCGACCAACGCATTGACACATCGGGCGAAAGCTTCATCGGTCAATTTCGCTGGTACAAGCCCCTCGCAGCAACCGTAAACGTTGCCTCGCTTAACACCGCAACAGACGGTACATACACTTCAGTAACCACAGACGTTGCTGACTTCGTTAAGACTGTTCGTACCTTCGGTGCAGAGCAAGTAAACATGCAAGAAGTAATCTCAAAGGCAGACGGCCTTGCCAAGATTGCCCGTGACTTTGCTGAAGTCCGCGCACAAGACGAGCATGACGCTCTGTTGTCAGTAATCAAAGGTATCGCTCTGAGCGAAGTTACCTTGGGTAACGCTTCCGACACAGGTACTGCTGGTAATGGCGGAATCATCGCATTTGATACAGATGCTGATGTTGCTGCAACTGGTTTCTTCTGTGACGTAAATGCTGCTGGCCTTCACGGTGCTGCTGCAACTGGCGCTGGCGACCAGCGTAAATTGTTTGATTCGTCTGCTGCTGGCGCTGCCCGTGGTGAGCGTTTGTTCCGTTCCATCGGCGCTGCATTCAAAGACCATGAGCCAGACTTCATGTACCTCGTATGTTCACCAGAAGTAATTGCTGAACTGCGTGCTGCTAACTTGGTTGACGAAACTAAAGTAGTAGACGGTAACCTTGAGTTCAACACAATCTTTGCTGGCAAGTTCCGCTTGATTATGACTCGCGCCAACGGCATGGTAACTATGGCCAACACTGGTGACCTGAACGCACGTTCGACCAAAGTTGCTTATGTTATTAAGCCAGGTTCGGTTGCTGCTGCTAATATCGGTCTGCCAACCCCTGTTGAAGTTGACCGCAATGCGGCTTCCTATACTGGTGGCGGTTCGACTAACGTTTGGTACCGTTGGGGCTACGTCATGCATCCAATGGGTTACGACTGGGCAGGTTCGACTACTGCTTTCGCAACTAACGCAACACTTGCAGCCTCTGCTTCGTACGCTCGTAAGATGGATTCGCTTAACTTGGGCATCCTGCCAATCTTCCACAGCTAAATAGAATCGGAGAGAACTAATGGCATTAACGCTAAACACAAACAGTTATGTGGAGATTGATACTGCTGATGAGTATCTGGAGTCTCGCATAGACAGTGCAAATTGGTTTGATGCTACAGACGAAATCAAAGAACAAGCACTTGTCACGGCTACTAATTTGGTCGATGACAGGGCTTGGATTGGTTATGCTGTTAGTTCCTCCCAAGCTCTGGCTTGGCCCCGCAAGAATGCTATCTACCACTCAAACCGCCTTGGTTTGCAGATAACGGTAGGTAACACTGTGGTGCCTTCGGAAGTTAAAGTTGCTGTTTACGAACAAGCACTACATCTAGTCAATAATGAAGACCTACTCACTGGTTCTACTCAAACATACGAGAGTATAACAGTTGGTTCAATAAGTATCTCTGACTCTAATGGCGATGTGACTCGCATATCGAAATCCCCTTCACTTGTTACTAATCGGCTGAAAGACTTTGTAAAGTCTGGTGCGAGTAGTGGTGGTCAAGGTGGCACATGGTTTAGGAGAAATTAATGTCCTTAAGAGCTAAAATCAAAGGTGCTGTGGACAAAGCGTTCTCAGCAGTTGGAGACTTAGTTGTTAGTGGTACTCTGGCTTCAAAAGCTGTCTCAGGTTACAACTTTAGTTCAGGCGCAACGACGTCAACGGCTAAAGGTGTTGCAGTTAAGGTAATACTTGAAACTACCAATCGCACAAGTGATGGTGGGTTTAAAGTCAGTGCTTTAATGAAATCAGGAACAGTGGTATCTCTGTACGATACATTAACTATTGGTACAGATGTCTATAACATAATCGATTTCTCAGATGATGGCTTTGTCGTCACCCTTAATCTTGTTAAGGAGAAATCATAATGTTCTTAGCCATCCTTACTGACATTGAAAGTCAATTTGCCTCTGCCGCATGGACTACTCACAATGTTACTACTTTCCCCGATAACTACATGGGTAAGGTTGGTAACTTGACAGAGTACGTTATGCTAAAGGTCATGCCAACATCGAGTGAGACTGTAGGTTATGGAGTCTTTAAAGAACAAAAAGGACTAGTCGCAGTCAAAATATTCGTTAAAGCAGGTGAGGGACAAAGGCGTGTTATGCAAATAGCAGACCTTATAAACCCTCTCCTTGAACATAAACATTTAACTAACGGCACAGAACTTGGAGCGTCCTATTTAAATATAGAAGGGCTTGACCCTGCTAACAGTTCACTTTACAGTGCATCATACATAATTCCATTTACCAAATACGGAGAATAAAAAATGGCTCATATTTCTGACCTTCGAGCGGGTATCTTTACCTACCTCGACATCGACACTAATGTACCTCTGGCGGCTACCGACACTGCAGCTGAATACGCTGCTCTGTTCGTTGGTTCCACACCTGGAACAGCTGACTCTGCTGACGGCGCAACCTCTGGCGTTTCTAGCCACTACCGGATGCCTTCGGTACGTGAATTCCCATCTGTAGGTACACCTGCAAACATCGTTAACGTTCCTGTATACGGTCAAAAGACCTCCTCACAGGTACAGGGCCAAGCAGACGCGCCTAGCCTTGACGTAACAATCAACTACAATGCCACTGACGCTGCTGAACTGCACCTGTTGGTTGGTAAGTCGGTTGTATTCCGCTTCATGATGACTGATAGCGCTTGTACTCCTGACGAAGCTGCTGCCACTACTTTGGCAAAAGCAAACACCATGTTCTATTTCAACGGTAAAGTTGAAGCAATTCTGGTAAACCCAAGCTTGACAGACGCAACTACTGCAACTGTTACCTTGTCCACACAGTCCGACTTCGTTGGCCCTGCTACTGTAGCAGCAAGCTAAATAAGTTAAGGGGGTCTCTTAATTGAGGCCTCCGACTCTATCCCTGAAAGAAGCATTAGTATGGATAAACCATTCAGCAAAGCATTCGTCATGAGGACAACCTTTCGCCACATGAGACGAAGCATTGATATTAGTATACGGAAATCGTTTGAGCGTTTTAAAGACTTTGACAACAACACTGAAACAGGCAAAGAGATTATGGAAACTCTGTCTGTGTTGCATACATGTCGCAAGATGCTAGACGACTTCCAAGAAGCAAATCCCGGACTATTCAAA